TTGCCGTTCCAGTCGGCCATCATGGCGTCCAGACGCTGCCTGGCAGACTCAAGCTGCTCAGGCTGCAGGTCGAAGGCATAGGACGCAAGGCCGATCTCTGCGAATGCAGCCTCAATGAATTGGCGCTTGCTGTATCCCATGTCAGCCTCCCTGCTGCAATGCAGTGGCAATCAGGCCACTGAGTTTTTTGTCGGATGTTCGACCGTTGAATGGTATACCCAGCTCGGTGGCTTTGGCCTCCAGCTCGGCACGGGTCACAGGTGCGCCGTCATCAGGCACAGCACTTTCAACAGGCGCCGCCACCTTGGCCTGTGCTTCAGCTTGGGACTCGGCCTGCTCTCGAAGCAGCCGATGGTTGATGCCATCGAGTGGCTTGGACGGCTTGCGCACCTTCTTCGGCTTTTTGTTCTTGCGATATTTTGGCGAGAGGATGTTCGTTTCCATCACTTGGCCCTCTTCTTTGCGGTCTTGGCTGCAGCCTTGAAGGCCGCAGTGGTTGGCGCTCCTTTGGCTCCAGGCTTGCGCATGCGCTCAGGCGTCTTGCCTGCATCCTTCTGGCGCTCGATGCGCTCGCGCTTGGCGTGGATGTTGGCGTAGAGGCCGGCCTTCATTTCTTGGCCTTCATGCTCTTGGCTGGCGCTTTGCTGGGCTTGCCTGCGGCCTTTGCCGCCGTGCGCGCAGTGGAAAGTGCGACAGCCACAGCCTGCTTCTGGGGCATGCCCTTCTTCATCTCCTTGGAGATGTTCTTGCTGATGGACTTCTGCGAATAACCCTTGGTCAATGGCATGGTGCGCTCCTTTGTTGTGAAAGAGAGAAGGGGCCGAAGCCCCTTCCCTCAGCCTGCTGCTTACTGGTTGAACAACAAGATGCCGGACATCTCGGGGTTCTTGTTCACCACACCGAACAGCGTGTCGAGACGATACTTGATCGTCATGCTGTCGATGTCGTAGAACTTCTGCATGACCAGCTCAATGCCCTGGTCGGTGCTTGCGCGCATCACTGCGACACCAGCGTCCGAAGGCACTGCATAGCGGCCAGGCAGGATTTCCAGCGAGTCACGCTGCCAGAACACGTTCACCGAAGCGGTGTTGACGTTCAAGAAGGTGATGGCCGCCGTGTTGGACGGGGTGACCACTTCCACGTTCTTGTACTGCAACTGGGCGTCGGTGGCGACAGACTGGGCACCAATGATCGGAGGAGTGATCGTCATGGTGGTGGCCGAGTCCACAGAAACCACGCGGAAGGTCTTGAGTTGACCAGTGCTCTGCTTGGTGATGTGGTGGACAGCTTCCACGCCAGCGATCTTGAAGGCATCGCCAGCAGCCACGTTGGTCGTCGAGGAGACGGTCACGGTCTGGAAGCGGTTGTCCACGTTGATCTGGCCGCCGACAGCAGTCGAGGTGGCCTGGGGCGTGTAGTTGGCCTGGGTGCCAGCGCCACTGGTGTCGATGGTGATCGAGCCACCACCAGCAGCCGCGGTCAGACGGTTGGCGTAGTCCATCTTGTAGGTCTCGAAGCTGGCCACCATGCCGACATAGCTGCGCTCATAGGCACGGTCAGACTTAGCATTGCCGAACGAACGAGCAGTGCCAACCAGGTTGCCGGCCAGACCGTTGTAGTCACGGCTGGACAGAGCCAGGAAGCGGTCGTAGTCAGGCACGCCTTGCTCGTTCATGATGGCATCGCACAGGGCAACATCATCATAGTCACCAGCCGCAGCAGCGATGGGCACCACCAGCGAACCGAGGTTCGCAGCAGAACTCATGATGGCCACGTTGATGTCAGACGCGAGCTTCTGCTTGGCAGAGTCGCCCAGACGGCCTTCCTGCAGCGCATCGCGCAGTTCGAGCGTGGTCATCTCCCAGGGCACGGTCTTGCTGTAACCCAGGGTGGCAGGGACTGCCAACTGAGTCATGGCCTTGTAGCCAGAGATCGGGGTGCCAGGAGTGCTGTTGATCGACTGAGCGATGTAGGGCTGGGGACGCCAGATGGTGTTGTTTGCACGTTCCATCATCGTCTGGTCGGTGTTGTAGATCGCAACATTGCGAGACAACACCAGGGCATCCTGGAAACCTTCCAGGAGGTCTTCGAACGCTACGCGCTCTTCTTTGGAAAAACTATTGGCCATGATCGGCTCCTATTTCAAAAATCAGTTTTTGGATGCTGCACGTTTTTGCGCCTTGTACTGGATGACCTTGGTCATGTTGCCAGTACGAGCCGCTTCCTCGCGCAGCCGTTCAAGGGTTGAGTCCACCGAACCAGATACTCGTCCAGTTCCCTGGACGATGCGCTCCGGTGCGGGTGCTGCTCTACGGTTTGTGACTTTCAATTCTTTCTCCAGTCTTGCCACCGCAAAAGCAAACTTCACGGGGTCGGTAATCTTTGAGAGGTCGGCTGCCTTCCTTGGGTTCTTCCCGAGTGCGTACACAACCAGCGCAGGGTTCTCAGCTCCTTGCAGGATCACGCCTTGCTGGGTGACGCTGAAGACCTCCTGGGCAATCGCCTCGGCGTCCTCATAGTCTCGGACCTTCAGCTCGGCCTTGGCCTTGCTGTAGCCCTCCAGCTTGGCCTGCCAGGCTTGATGCTGCTGCTGCTCTGCCTGCCTGGTCTGTTCGACCATGAAGTCATGCTGCCGCTTGCGCTCATGCCAGGCGTCCAATGCCTGCTCGAATCTGTCTGCATCGTAGTCGTGGTCCTCCAGCTTTGGTTTCGGTCCCAACTGCACTGGCTTGTTCTCAGGTGCAGAGGTTGCGAGCCTAGCTTCGAGTTCACGAATCCGGCGCTCTTTTTCCCTATTGGCCTTGCGTAGCTCTCGAACCCATTCAGGTGCGCGAACTTCCTCTTCGGTGGGTGGCGATTCCTCACCTATGGAGACCACAACTTCGTCAGACACCTCCGCGTGCTCGTCATCAGAACCACCAGCGTATTGGCCATCAGCGGCATCGTTCTCGCTGACTTCAATCTCAACACCCTGCTGCTCGTCATCCAGCACCGCGGCCTCGTCGCCGTTGTCGTTTACTCCTGCTTCTGCCTTCAAATTCATCGTTGACCCCATCAAACTCACCCAATTTGAACGGCTGGGTGGTTGCCGTTTCCCACATTTTCACCCATTGCCAATCATCTGACAACAGGCTGCACCTCCTGGCCCATAACGGCCTGCTGAGTTGCTTCCAGGGCTGTGAGCGCCATGTTCTGTTCCTGAACACCAGTCTTAGCCAGCGTTTCTGCTGTGCGTGCTCGTGACAGGCCTGCGTCTGCCACCGTCTTGACGGTATCTGCACGCGCCTTTGCAGCCTTGGCAATCGCCTCCTCGGCCGCGGCCTGCAGGAAGATTTTGTTCGGGTCTTCGGGCTGGCCTTGCAGCTCGATCATCATCTCTTCCTGCTCTTGCTCGGTGGGCTTGACCACGCCCATGCGCACGAGCTGCTTGCGGAAGTAGTCGCGCACATCGCTGATGCCCTCGCCTTCCATGTTCATCATGGCCATCGCCTGCAGCACCTGCTTGGTCTGCTGGTCGTCAGTGATGGCCATCATGCCTGTCAGCGCACGGACAGTGGCCGCGCGCTTGCTGGTGCTGGATGGGCCGACCTCGACGTTCACGTCGAACTTGGCACGGCTGAGGTCGTTGTCCATGACCACCTCGCCAGCATCGCTGACGGTCGGCTGCATCAGCTCGACCATGCCAATCTCATCGTTCGGGCCGATGGTCTTCATCTTGCGGCCTTCCTCGACGTATATGTCGCGCGCCATCGAGAGCCAGATTTCACCGCAGCGCTGCATTCCCTTGGCAAAGTTGCTCATGTAAATGAACGTCTGCATGTCCAGCCTGGTCTGGATCATCTCGATGGCCTTGCCGGAGATGTTCGAGACCATCTTGTCAGCCTGCTGCGAGCTGCCCAGGATGTCCTGCATGTCCTGCTCGGTGATCTGCATCAGCGCAGCCATCGCAGGCGGGATTTGTGGGCTGCGGGTGTAGGCCACTGGGCCGCTGACCTGCTGGCTGCCGTCTGGGCCGGTGATCGGGTTGATCAGCAGATACGGGTAGTTGCGGATGTTGTCGTCTGCCCACATGACCTGGTGGCCGGTCACCTGCTCAGGCGTGAGGATCGGTTTCTCGACGCTGGACAGCGCGCTGATCTCGCCCAGCTTGGAGAGCTGCATGTTCTTCAGGCGCTGTGCATCCTTTGCCAGGCGCACCTGACCCATGCAGCGCTCGACGTTGTCGACGAACCAGCGCTTGCCGTAGACCGGCACGATGGGTATTTCCTTGCCAGCGATGTAGCCTGCGTCCTCCAGGATGCGGCCGCCCGACATGATGTACTTGTGGACCTTGCGGGTCTTGATCTTGCGCTGCCGGACCTCTTGGCTGCCGATGGCCGCCAGCGTCTCTTCGAGTGCCGGGTCTGCATTGAAGTCAGCCTGGCGATAGCGCTCTTCGGTGCCGTCGATGGCTCGAAAGATGCGGATGGTCTCGCTGACATCCTCGACCTTGTAATACTCGGCCACATAGACCACGTCAGGCGTACACCAGTCGAACTCGTACTGGTGAATCTCCTTTGGCCAGTCGGTCGGGTCATCGCCCCAGGTTTCCTTGTAGGACTGGCGTGTCATGCTGGTGACAACGTAGCAGTACCTTGCGTCTGACTTGTCCTGGCGCTTGGAATTGAGGTCGAAGAATACTGAGCTGTCGGCATCGAAGATCGGCTCGATCATGATGCGCTGGTGCTCGTTTTCCTCGTCCTCGTCGTCCTCGTAGACGTTGCGCAGACGCCAGGCGCCAAAGCCACCTCCGACTGCTTCCTCGAAGGCGTTGTCGTAGGCCTCGTCGGCCACGCTGTCTTTCTCATCGGCACGGTACAGGCCATCGCACGTCTCGGCCAGCTTGTCATCCTGGCCAGGCTTTGGCGTGAAGTCCACCGTGATCCGGT